AAATAGGTTGTATAAGTGACTTAACGAGTGAATTCATCTATTTTACTTTTTGCGGTCTCCATTGAATCAAATTCAGGTTCTTTTTGGAGTAAAGCTTGTATTTGTTGATTTGTTGCTTCTCTTTCTGCTTTAATTTTTGCTGTTTCCTCAGGTGTTTTTTCTTTTCCTTTTGGTTGAGGAAACAATTTTTGAATATCTTCAGAGTTAAATGTTTTATTAGCGTCTGAAGGATCATTGTTAATGACAACTATATTTTTTCCAAATAATTGTCTGTATGGTTCAATATTATTAACCACATTAGCCCAACTTTTCAATACTGCGCTTGTAGGTAAACTTCTACCACGTTGAGCGTTACGAGTCAACGAAGTCATCGGTGAAACATAAATAAGAACCATAAAAACATCATAACCCATATTTTCAAGTTCTTCTTTTTTCTTTGACACTACTTTATATGAAGCACCAGTTCCATCAACAATAATATTGTTCAGATTGGTGGTAGCTAACAACTCTTTTTCTTTAGTTGTAGCTCTAGCTTTACCCATCATTTTAGCAGCAATGGAAAGTTCTTCAGGGGACATTGAAGCGAAGTCTGATTTGCCTAGTTCTTTTTGTAAAAGTTCTTCAAAATCATCATCTACATTAATTGTAGTAAAACCTTGAAGACCTAATTGGTTAAGTGTATAGGATTTTCCTGCACCCGCAGGACCTGCCATCAAAATGGCTTTAGGTTGGGATTGAACCTCCTTTAACAATTGAACCAAGCTTATCATACTTATACGTATTACAAATCTCGTTTAGCTGTTGTTCTAAATTCAGTAAATACTGGAGAATGTGTTGGGTTTTCTAGATCAAATAAACGTTTTACTGTTTTAAAGATATCAATATTTTCCTCAAACGTGCGAGATGATTCAACTATCTCCCAACCTTTACCTTGCATTTTATCTTTTTTAGAACCTCGTTTAGATGATTTTAACCACAAGATACCATAACGATCTATTTTCTTTCCAAAACATTCTTCATAGCACTGACCATAAACCGCAGTTTGTAGCTCATATACTGTTTGGATTTGATTAGATGTTTTTAAATCCAATAACCATAGTTCACCATTGATTTCAACAATCAAGTCACACGTACCTGCTACTTTAAGCTCATCTGAAAAGATATATACTTCAGTTTCAATTAAGGTAGGTTTATATGTTTCCCAAAATTCAACAAAACGTAAAAACATTTGCCAAACATCAGGATTATATTGTGGGCGACCACGTTCATCTAAAAAGTTAAGTTCCTCACCATTTAAATAAGCTTCAGCTAATTCATGTACTTGAGTACCTTCTTCAGCTGCTTTTTTAACGATATAATCAGCAGAAAAACCTACTTGCTTTAACCAATTTTCAAAAAATTTTCCTTTTGGATAATAACCTAAAACATATGTTACTGAAGGATAATACTTTCCATTGCGGCGATAGTAGCGAGAATCTGGAAGAGTGATTTGGGTTGCATCATCTGAAATTTCTAAGATGCGATTGTAGGATTGTTTAATGTTCCTTTTCTTCATAGAGTAAATAATTTTTTCTCCATCAGTTTATATTGTGTTAATGGAGAAACGGTTTGTATCAATTTGGTGAAGTTTTCAAATCCCATTTCACTAGGGTCCTTACCTTCAAGTTCTACCAAATAGACTTCTTTCCCAATGTCTAAAAGCTGTTCACAAAAACCAAGGGCTTTTGAAATAGCATCGTTATCTAGGGCAATATATATTTTTTGTACTTTAGATTCTACTAGCTTTTTCATCAAACTAGATTGAATATTTTTACCAAGTAATGGAACTACATTACGTTTGATTGCCATAGCATCAAATGGTCCCTCACATAATATAATAGGTAAATCCCAATTAATAAACAATTCAAACGGTATAATATCGCGAGACGTTTCGGGGTTGCGGTACTTGGTGTAAGGATCTTTCTCAAATGATCTCGCGGTGAAATAATTTAATTTACCGGTGCTATCATATGAGGGTATAACAATCATATTAGCATATTGTCCTGAATCGCAATAGCCTATATTGTATTTGAGAATATCTTGTTTGGTAATGTTTCTTTTCTTAAGATAAGCAAAAGCATGTCTTGCTACAATATCTTTGTTGTTAATAAAGGTTTTAAATTCCTTTGGCAATTCAAGTAAAACATGTTTTACCTCTCCTATGTCTTCAGTAGAGACATTTTTTACAAGTTTGGAAAGTTCTTGAAAATAGGAAGCATCAACTTGTACTTGTTTGAATAAACTTCTTATAGTTTTACCTTTTTTACCACAAGTCCAACAAGCCCATTTATTGACACCGTCTTTGTTTTCGGTAAAATTAACTTCGAGTTTTGGTTTATGGTGATGGCAAAATGGGCAAGTGTATGCTTGATTTCCTCGTGCTGTACGTTTACCGGTGCCTAAGACACCGTTAACTAGATTGACTAACAGTTCATTTACCATAACCTTAAGATACAATATCTTTTTTAGATATCAAAATCTTTTCGGAAAAACTTGCCTAAAATATTGTCGTTAAAATATAGATCGGGTTCCTCTAAAACTCTATAAACAAATAATGTTTGTGTTTCGTAGTACGTTAAGAGTTTTTTGGTAGGACACATTATCAAAATCTCGCGTTTGAAATTTTCTAATGGTTCGGTTTTTTTAAGTTCAAGTAGTGTTTTATTTGAACCCCAATATTTTTTCCAATCAGATTCAGTAATTACCATTTTGTAGGAAGCTCTACGGCCTGCTACACCTTCATACATTGCAAGTTCTTTTTTGGTTAACTTTACTTTTTTGTTATGGTAAAGTACTTTTTTACCAATATATGATTTACCTGAAGGTATATGGGTAATCTTGTAAATGAACCCAAATGTGTTGTTTGGGAATTGAGAAAAGTTCTCAATTTCTTCTTTTTTATATAACCAATTTAACATGATATTAGTATGATAAATTGACATATACCCAAACAGATCCATCATAGATATATAAAGCTCTAGGATCAGATTGAACATTAACATATACAGTACCTGCTACTGGATTATCTGGGGCTTTTAAGGGGAGTACAAATTGTCCATTAAATCCTGTATCTCCAGCAGCAGACCAATTTAATATAGAACTTTTACTTGCTACTAAATTAGTACTTCCAGCACTTCCACTTAAAGAAACAGAACCAGTAACAGTTAAGCCTGAGCCACTAATTAATAAAGATCCTGTTATAACTGCTGATCCTGAAAATGGAAAACCTGATCCTCCACTACCACCATTAAGAGCATATGATGCTGTAGTAGCAAATGATGCAGTGGTAGCAAATGAAGCTGAAGTTGCCGTTGATGCAGAACCAGTAATGCTCCCACTTATAGAAACACTATATGCTCCTGTTGTACCTCCACCTGAAGTAAAAGCATCATATAATTGGAGTAAATCGTTTGGTTCAACTGTATTACCATTTGTAATATTAGATGAGTTTAAATTTGCCATATTTTATAAGTCTAAATTTATTAATATTGTAGTATCTGTTACTGCGGAAGTTGGAAGTGGTTGCGCAAGTTTTGCTACTGCTAATAAATTATAATTATTATCATATAAACCTACTGTTGTAACATAAGGTGAAAAATATGAACCTGTTGCAAAATTATATAAAATTCCACTATTTGAACTTCCAGAAATTAAGGTTGGATTTGTAGAAAAATTAAATTCATTTTCTCTAAGGGTACATTTATATTGTGTTTCATAAATTGTAAGAGTACTTTGAAAAGAACAAGTAATATTAGATCCAGTTATAAAACTATCTATAATACTAATTGTACCTCCTCCATAAAGTGCGGTTCCATAATTTATATACCCGTATCCATCATTTTGTCCTGGGGTTCCATCACTAGTAATGGTAATAATCCCGTGTTCATAGATTACATCTCCATATTTTAATGAATTATTAATCATATTTCCATTACCATCGTCTATTAAAACAATAGTACCATTTGAAATACTTACAGTACCTGGTTTGAGATGTTCCCCAAATAAATTAGATGGGATTGAAATTACACCTATTTTTTCATCTGAGCCTGTTGGGATATATCTATCTGCGGGGAGAGTTGAAGAAAGATAATTATAATAATTTGGAGTATATGCAGGACCAGTTATAGTTCCATCAATATTAAATAATGCTATACCTGCTGGGGAACCATCACTTCCTGAGATGTAATTTGAATAATATAATTCTTTAACAGAACGATATACTAAAACTTGATCTTGAGTATTAATTTGTCCCGTTGGATATGAGCCTGAAGTCCAAAGAGAAGATGTATTATTAAGGCCAATATATCTATCAATTTCTACGTTTGAGGCTGTTAATTCATTTCCTCTAAAGGTAAACGATTTATTTACCTCAAAAGGAGATACAATGACATCAGACGTTATAAATGGCTTGAATATGCTCATTCATTTTAGAAATCTAGTTTAACTCGTACAAGAGCTTCTTTTGTAAAGTCTTTCAATAATGGGCGTGACATTTTAGCAACTGCTAATAAATCATTACTATCATTATACATTCCCACAGTTGTAATATAAACTTGTGGTTGATTAATGAAATTACTATAAATTACTTCTCCAGTTGAACCCGAAATAAATGATGGGTTTTCTGAATAATTAAATTCAGAGTTACGTGCTCTAACAAATACATAATCTGAAGTGACATTTTCTTGAGAATTTAATGCAAATGAAGATCCTAATTTAATAGATTCATATAATTTTCTATTATTAAATCCATCAGCATTATTTGAACGGCTAGGAGATACTTTAATAGATTGAGATATTGCTGTTGGGTTTAGCATTATAGTTCCTAAATCTGGGAAGACTAAACCATATGAACCCGATCCTGCTACATACCCACTATTTGGTAATGAACCAGCTGTACCATTTGAACCTGAAATTAATTGGTAAACACGAGTTGAACCAATAAATACACTTACTGGGTTATCAAGAGAATTGTCTGTTAAATTAATAATACCACCAGATCCAGAAATTTTTAAATTTAAAGATCCAGGGAAAAGTGATTGTTTATATCTAGCTCTTTCAACAGAAAGAACCCAAAAGTTTGAAGCTGTAACAACATTATTACCTGTTCCAAAAACAAAATTTGCATTTTCATCTTCTAAAATTAATGAACGGTATTGACCATACATTGTTTTAGTATAAGAATTTTCAGGTACCGCGGTATTATATAATTCACTTCCACTACCTAAAATATCAGCATAAACAACATCGAATTGAATTTCTGCTGAAGTAAGAGTGGAAGATGTTTGGTAAACACTTAAATAATAATTACCAGAAGATCCTGCTTCTTGAATTGAAGATGTAAAAAATTGTGTCAAAGTTGGGGTTCCAGTTGACCACAATGTAGAAGTAATAGAATCCGTACTTACTACAAAATCTTCAGGATCAAATCTTTTAAATGCCATTGTTTATATTTTAATTAGTTTTGATTAATTGTAACTGGGATTGTTAGGCGAGCACCACTGTCTAAACCTACAACAGTTAATGTAGCAGTTAATTGAGTATTTGAGCCAAATAATGTATTTACTGTAGTTGCACGTAAATTAATTTGAGAACCAATTACTGTTACTGACACATTAGTTCCAAGCGTAGTAGTTGAAGTAACTGAAGCATTAGCTGCAGTTGCTGCTGGAGTGTTAATACCAATTCCGGTAAATGTATTAAATAGACGAACATCAGAAATGGTAGCTGAGTAACCACTAGTTTCAAAGGTTTGATTATTACCTAAATAATTTAATGTTTGAGGAGTAACTGCAAGTGAAGCTCCTTGTACTAAGGTAATTGCAGAATAGCCTAAATCAAGTACAGGTAATTTAGCTGTTCCACGTGGTAGAGTAGCTAATTTATATTTCATGATTTGGGTTTCAGTTGGAAAGGCTTCAAGTAAAGGCATATTTTGAATTGCTTCACCATAAAATGAAGATCCAGATGGATGAGTTGGATTATATAATGTATAATCAATTTCATCATCTGCTAAAGCAAATTGTGTAATGCGGAATGAACCGTCATTTTTTGCTAAAAGTTCTCTACCTTTATTTGTTAAAATCGCATCAACTGTTACGACTTGGTTATTTAAATATCCCATTGTGTTTTATTATTGGTGTATTATATGTAATAAATATTATGATAACAACCCTTTCTGCGTGAGATCTAAAATAAATTGATCAATTGATTTATTTAGCTCAGGTGATACATATTCAGGTCGTACAATATATGGTCCTTGAGAATTATTTGGTTTAAATCCTTCCATTACTATTTGCGAGGGATTATCAACATATCTTCTAATAATAAAATGATCTAGATTAAAATTCGAAGTTGAAGCTGAGACTGGAAGAGGTTGGTTGAAATGGATTTCAAGAGAACCTGTTTGAGATACTCTATCTCCTGATCCAGTAGTATATGGGGCAAATATTTTGGTTACTTGATAAGTATAGTCTTCTCTTCCTTCAAATCTAAATTCATCTCCATATTCTAATGACCATGGTAATGATATATTATTGAATCCAGAACCAATAATATCAGTCATTTTAACATTTTCATCTCCATACAATTGAGTTAAGGTAGGATTTGAAGAAGTAATAACATTTGGATAACTAGATTTATTAGGCCAACCCCATATAGAATTAGCACCAGAAGAAGTTACTGGATTAGTATAAGCTGGATATTGGGAAACGATAAGACTTCCTCCAACTGAAAATGGTGAAGTAGCACCTGTAGGAGAAGACCAAAATACATAGATAGAAAGTTGATCTCCATTAGTAAATATTGCTGGGTTGAGTAGAGGAATAGCTTTGTTAAGAAAATCTATATTTCCTGTGAGTGAATTTGCAGGGATAGTATAATCTTCACTGTACCAAGAAGTAGAATTTTTATACATTTTTACTGTAAGATTCACAACACCCCCAGTTAAATTAACATATTGAAGTTTAGAACTTAATTTTAAAGAAACACCTTCATTTACTGCAGAAAGAGGAATAGTGTATGAATTACTTACTAGGCTAACACTTCCATAAACTACATTATTAAATAAAATTTTAGTGTTAGTGTTAGCTGGGATTGAAGCAAATACACCTGTAGTTTTATAAGAAACTGAATAATTTCCTACACTTCCTCCTGGGGAAGGGGTTATATCTTCAAAACTCATAGTAGTATTCCAAGAAGCAGATGGAGCTTGACCATATTGAGTATACAAAATAGGTTCAATTCCTGATCCTCCTCGAATTACTTTTCTGAGGGCTGAAACTTGGTTTCCTGTAGATTTATATTGGATTAACATATTTTCTCCTGATTCAAAGTTACCTTGTATATCATAAAGAGAATTTTCTGTTGTATTAGGAACAATTACAGTTCCATCAGATTTAATTAAGTATCTAACAAATATTGCAGATGCGTTCATTTTTTCTGGGGGCCATCCTCCTATACCATCACAATATGCTACTGCTGTTTTTAAACTATCTACAGAAGGTAATTTTCCATATGTTCCTAAATCGCCAGGGGTCCAAACATTTAAGTATTGAGATGTAGATTTACTTCCATTATAACGAGGATAAATTACTCGTTTTGAAGTATAATTTGAATCTTGAACAGCAGCTTTAAGTGCACTTCCACTAATTAATTGTAAATAGTTAGTTGGAGTAGTTATACCTGAGGAATAATCTACTGCTTGGTAAGTAGAGCTTAATCTTTCTAATTCAGCATTGTTAATTAAAGGATTATAATTACTATTATAATAATTAGGAAGTGCTATATACGGTTCAAATATTACAGAAGTAGAATTAGAAGCCGTATTTGGGAATTTTTGATTTACAGATATATTTAAACCTGTTATTTGAAGATTTCCAGTATAAAAATCATTGTTATTTTGGATTTCAGTAAATAAACTAGCACCTGGAGATAAAATCCCCTCAGGTAAGTTAAATAATGGAATCCAATACGGATGAACTGAAGGACCTGTACCCACAGAAAAGGTTCCTGAATAGACAAAATTTATTGGGGTTCCAGTAGTTACAATATATGAAGTAGAGGTATCAATAGTTTGAGCAGCTTGACCTACATCTGATCCTGTTATTTTATAAAATAAAACCATTTCAGCTGTAGCCCCAGTAGCTATTGCAGTACCACTCATGGTAAGTGAAAGTTCTACATTAGGTATAGTATCAACCGTATAATAACCATTAGAAGCAGTGTAATAATTGTTAGGATTATATAGGGAAGTATCATAAATTGCTCTTACATTATTTCCATTATTAACTGTAAGAGAAGTAGTTCTAGAAGCACTAACTCTATAATTTTTAATTTCTGTAGGTAAAGGACCTGAGGTTGATATAGTTGCAGCTACTGAATTTGGGGCTAATTGATATAAATAATGGTTAGTAAATTCTGAAATTCCTATAATAGTATAAGGAAGATTTTTAATGATAAGTTGATTTAATTGTCCTAAAGGGATTTCAAAGTCAGTTCCATTAAGATCTACTTTATTTATCTTTACAAATGGATTAGAAGGAACAGTATCTTGTTTATATGGGTAAGGAGCTATTACAACTAAATCTCCAACATCAGGATCTGTATATTGACTTGGAATAACTTCATTTTGAAGAAATGACAAATAAGTTGAACTAATTTGTTGTAAAGGTAAATCCCATAAAGGCATGGAATATATTATAATATTATAATTGGCTTCAACTAAATCTAAAGGATATGGTTGAGCTAAGCTTTGTGTAGTAACAGTTATATTAGATCCGCTAAATTCACCATCATAAAATTCATCTTGAGAATCATGTAATACTAATACTGAACCTGAAATAGTTTGGATATTTTCATACCAACTTTGAGTAACAAAATAAATATTTTCAGGACCTAATCCATTAGGACCATATGGTGAAGTATCAACTCCATTAAACATTTCAAATGTACCTCCAGCACCACCACTAAAATTTTCTATAGTTCCTGGTTGGTAAGCGTTCCATTGTGGGGCTACAGTACCAGAAACTGAAATATCTTGGAAATTAAATGGGATATTATTTGTAGAGCCACTTCCATAATATGATATTGTAGAATTTATATCTACTTGAGGTTGTGGGTATTTATTTCTTTCTAAAAGTGTTTGTTTAATAACAACACCCGAAGCAAGACTTGTACGTGCAGGTACAAAGTCTTTGATCATTTTAAATAACGAGTTATCAAAATATTTGATCAAACGAATATAATCGTTCAAGTCATAGTTTGAAGTATATTTTTGGAAATATTCGTTACGTAAACGATCTAAATCAGGATATGAAGTAGCTGAGGATGAGCGTTGTCTTGGATCACCTATATATTCACCTATATTAAAATACCCAATTTGAGATATAATATCATCATTAATTTCATCTTGTGGTGCAAATGCTACCTCAAGTAAATTAGTATTTGCAGTATAGCTTTGACTAGCTGCTAAATTTTGTGCTAATGATCTAAATGGAGATAAAGTGTTTCCGGAAGGTATAACACTATTTTCTACTCGTATTTTATCAGATACAGCATTCTTAATACCAACTACAGGTTGATCTAAAAAGAAATATTCTGTATTAGGAACAAATGTTGGAGTTAAAGTAAATGAAGCACTGCTATTTCCAACAAATGAACTAGTTGTAGTCCAAGATCCTGTAATTTTAGGGTGTACTGAAATAGATCCAGTATATAATTCATTTCCTAAAGGTAATCTAAATACAAGTTGGTTAGGAGAACTATTAATTGAATTTCCTTCAGTTGAAGAAGGATTCATAATATAATCCTTAAATACACTTTCACTTAATACGGTATTATAATAACGTATCTCTTGGAAATATATTGCCCCACCAAATTGAGTAAATCGAGAGGCATTTCCTGAGGTCCAAGGGGTGCTACTTACGGTTGTAGAAGAAGTAGCATAGAATCCTAATTGAGTTCCATTTTCACCTCCTTCATAAACATTGTTCCCTGCATATAAAGTAAAATTAGTTCCATTACGAGTAGCCATTACTGACCACCATCCTTCATTTGCAAATGGTAAATACACACTTGCTGAAAGAGATGGATTCCCAGAAAAATCTGGGGAAAAGTCTAAAGTAGCATATTGGTAATATGGATCAATAATTGAACCTGAATATGAGCCTGTTGTAAGTCCAGAACCAGTATATCGTAATCTAATTCTAGCATTTGTATTTGTATTCCAAAGATTTACTCCTGAGGATCCACTTATAGTAGACAGGCTTGGAATTTTAAATCTAAATTCTAAAGTAGCAGGAACGTTATTTGCCGAATTCCAATTTGAGTTAAGAACCCAATTTGTAGCAAGTAAATTACTTCCAGTACTATAATAGGCATAATTAAATACATTTTCCCAATCATCCCAATCGTTTGTGTTTGATTTATCTTTACCTCCAAACTCATTAATTCTTAATACTGTATCAGGAATACCATATGAGGTAATTAAAGTGCGCAGACCAGGTAATGTACCTTTTGCCTTCAATAGGTACGGCAGGTTATGATAGATGCGTTTATATAGCGACTTATTTACGTCATCTAACGGCATATAATCGTTAGAGGCAGATATTAAAGTATTAATATACTCAAATCCACTTGGTGTTGGAAGTGAACCTGTAATATTAGAGAACGGAAATAAAGCCCCACCAGGAGTTAAACCTAAAAATGCAGTATATAAATCGTCGTTTGAGAAATTATTTTGATATAATTTAATTCCAAAATCACGTATAGCATCGGCTACTATATCTTTTGAAACACCATATTCTAAACGGTTATCTGCGTTATATTTTTGAGTAACATCTTTATAGTAAATCCAAATATTATCATAGAATTGACCCATCATTTCCACAAACATTTGGTATGGGTCATTTAATGAATCATTTCTTAAATATTCTGGGATTGAATAGTAAAGATTATTTTGGTTAGTGTTATCAAAATTAGAAGCGGAAAGAGAAATATTAGCGTACCAATTAGTAACTAAAGCACTTCCTGTTGTAGCTAATTGATATGGGGGTTGGGATGTTGTTTTTGGCCAAGCCCATGAACCACTATTATAGTATAAGTAATATTCGTAACCATCAAAATTAGTTATGACATTATTTATTAAAGATTCATATACCGCAAGACTAGCACTTGGATCATTGTTTGTAGTAGTGTTTAAAACAGCAATAGAAGAAGAATAATCTTCTAATAAGCTCATTTTATAATAAAAATTTTCTAAACGAGCTTCAACAGAACTAAAATGAACAAACTCATTAAAATCTGTGTAATCTATATTAATATCTATTTCTTTTTCTTCAAGTAAACTACTTAATTGGTTGTAGGAACTGGTTAATGAAGTAGTTGTTAAAGCGGTATAATCTAAAGATACTGTAGAATTATTAATTTGGTCTTTTAATTCTAGATTAAAATTAGGACCTTTTAAATTAACTGTATCTAATATTTCTATAGGCTCTAAAGGGAAAGTAACTTGATATGCTATAGGTTCTTCAACTAAAGTTACAACCCATAAAGTAGAATTAACATCAAATTCTTCAGGTAATGCCTCGTATAATTTAATTAATATAGTTGGGTTAGTAGGATCTTGATTATCTAATTGGATATTATTAGCAATAGCTAATTGATTGTCTCCAAAATTAAGATAAAAATCTAAAAAATATGGGCTATCTTCCCTTTGTTGAATTAAAGAATTAGCTTGTTCAACTATATCTAAATCGGTTAATGAAGTACTATCTAAACGAATTTCAGTACGATCAGATGAAATTTCAACAATATAAAGTTGTTGAAGTTCTGAACCGATTTGTTTATTAAAGAAATTAAAGTATGTAATGTATTCTCCTTGATCAAAACCACTGTTAATTAATGATTTTTCAGGATCAATTATAATTTGAGAAACAGTATTATTTGATCCAGCTGATTGACCATCAGCTAAAACTGTGTATTGGGTAAAATTGTAATCTGTAGATAATATATTTTGATTATTATCGTACACAAAATATTCAATATAACTACTTGAAGATAAAGATGTATTTACTTCAAAAGTAGATATTAAATTTGTATCTTGACCTCCATAAGTTTGTGAAGTAAAGTTTTGGGTGTCTATTTGTACAATTTCTGCTGCCATTATTGTGGATTAGCTAATGTTGTTCCTGTTTGCAATTCTACTATTTGTCTTTGAGCATCAAGTAAATCTGTTCTTAATTGAGCAATTTCATCCTGCAAAGCAGTTATTTCTTCTTGGTTTGCATCAAAATTAATATATTCACTACTTGTTTTAATCAAATATTCGTGTGAATTAGTTGCGCCTAATTCGGGTATATTATAAAAAAGTTCATTGTAAAGGCCAAAGAACTCTTCAGTAGTTGGTTGTACTGCTATTCTTTCTTGAACAGTTTGAACACCTAATTCTTTAAAAGACGTATCTATAACTTTAGTATATTGTCTTTTATCATATACTTGTTTTTGTAAGTTTACGCTTTCACTCATCCGTTAATAACTTTAAAGTAATAGCTATCATCATATATTATTGTAGAACCCTGGATGATGGATTTAATTAGGATTTTATAATATCTTTCAGGTTCTAAACCACTCATATAAACATCAAAATAATTACCAGTTGAATCGGCACTAATTTGAGTATAATTGTTATCGAAGTTAACAACATACTCGTTAGTATCCAAGTCTTTTATTGCATAGTATGAAGCAGTTGGTAAATAATTTAAATTAGTGTATAAAGATGATGTTTGATATGTTCTAGTAGGATATAATGGACTTACATTAATGTAAAATCTATTTACACTTTCAGGAAAAAAAACACCAGGATTTTCAGCTAGAGACATTTTAATATTGGAAGTTGAAACTATACTTCCTGTAGCTGATCCAGTTAATACTGTTGTGTAGTCTCTCCATCTAAATTCTAAAGTTGGAGGATATATTGTATTTGTATCAACACTATAAAATTTAAATATAGGTTGAATATATTCACTTGTATTAAATTCTTGTGAACCTGTAAGTTTAACTAAAAAACCATAATTTGGAATAGATGAACTATACCAAGCATTTACAGTATTACTAGTATTAATTTCAATATCTTTTACATCACGTAAAGCAAAAGATTCAGTAACTAAATAATTTGAAGCAGTATACCAGTTACCACCACCTTGGGTAGTGTAAGTTGAATTGAATGAACTTGTATATGTTCCTCCTGAATTGCTACCACTTAAAAGCCATGGGTTTGAGCCTGAAAATGAGGAAAATCCCCAAGAAGCTCCATCGGTAACAATGGGGGAATCTAAAGTATACCCAGTACCATTATTCCATCCTTGAGCAATAGGGCGAATTTCTAATTTTGTAGATTGATTAAGACCTTGAGCTTCTGCTATAAAGTTTTTTAAATAAACAGCATAACTATCTCCAGATATTTTATTGTTAATGACATCTTGAATTTCGTTTGTGTCAAATTGAATTAAATATCTAGATACATCCGGGGTCCCATCTAAACCGAGTTTATTAGATGCTTCTAAAATAGCATCTAACCCTGTGTTCATTGTAGGATAAGCAGAATATAGAGTGGCGTCTTGAGTAGGAAATAGTTTATATACAGCCATTTATATATTTTATTATAAATATGGCATTATAAAGGAACTACTTTACCTTTTATATCAGTGTTAGGGTATCTTACTTCAAAAATACTAGGATCCAATGAAGGATAAATTACTTGATTTTGAGTTGCTCCGGCAATATCATAAGCATATTGTGAATATCCTGAAGTGGTTCCTGCTTTATTTGAAATAGAAAGATTTTTAACAGATTGAACTCCGGAAATTTTGTCAAGGAGAATATAGAGGTCACGAAGTAAAATTGGTTGATTAATTTGCCAATTATTTAAGTTAAAGTAGGTTTGTAAAGCAGTGACACATGTTAATAGAACTTCATTGTTATTATATTCAGGAAGTACTATGATTTCAAAATCAACACCAATATTGATAATAAACGCATCTCTAATTTCAATATTGTCACCAATCATTCTATATTGGGACATATAGGTACGTAAATTATTTTTTAAAGTTTCAGTAGCATAATCTAGTTGTCCTTGTGCATTTAAAGATAAAACATATAAATTAAGTGTTTCAATTGTTGAAACTTGATTATCTGTTAATTTAGGTTGTTCAATAAATGCTTTAGAAATAGATCCATAATCGGAAGGCATACTTAAAGCTCTAACTAAATAATCATCTGCTGTAACTGAACGTTTTTGAGAGGCTATTAATGTTAAAGTATTTTGACGGATTTCTTCAATATTGTCTCCACCTTTACCTCCACTAGCAGCTTCAGTATTATTTGAAGCTAATGAATTAAATACATAGTTTGCTAAAGTAGAGTCTAAATTTATATTATTAAATTTAGTTTGAGATGGGTTTATAGTAGTAAGAGAATTTGCGGCAACATTTGATGAAACACCACCACCAGTTAAATATCTTACTGTTAAAGTAGTATTTGAAGGAGTAATACCATAAGTTCCTGTAAATAGGAAATTTGTAGGTGAATATGCTGTTGTTAATTTATCTTGAGAAAATGGTAAACCAATCCCTACATTATCGGCATTTGGAGTAATTTCTTCAGTAACGTTAAGAGGATCTCCAGAACCAAATTGTAAATCAATATTGGTATTAGAAATAGCTCTAGTAGTAAAACGTCTTGCTACTTTTTTAAGACGAAGTAAATAAGAAGTATCTCCATTAGAATTTGGGTCATTTACATTAGTATTTTTTATAGTATTAAATACCATTTCTTGACCTAAAGTATCTACTTCATACCAAATATTACCATCAGAATCGGTAACATCTAATATTTTAAGAAAATTATTAGCAGTAAGTTGAATAGTATTAAACGGAATAGGATCTGTAAAATTAAATGATTGAACATTAATAGTAGCAGAAATTGCTTTTCTACTTTTCTTTAAAAGAAAATATTGGGGGTTATTTCCTGAAATTTGATAGATGGTTACTTCAGTTGGGTCTTGGGAACTTGAAACTGAAAAATCAATTTTATCTTGGATGAGGAAATTACCACCATTAAGAGAACTTATAGTAGTATTTTCTCCTACAGTTAAAGCATAATCATAATCAGGAATATATTCTCCAAGAACCAATTTAGAAGGTACTTGTTGATATACATCAACTACAGCTTGTGCAGCAGTTGATAATTTAGGTTTATAACCAAACATATATGCTAACTCATAAACATTATTTGTTTGTTGAGCATATTGAACAAATGTTTCTTGAAATTGGTTATCTAAATAAAAACTTAAAACGTCTCCCACATATGATGCTTGTTCTATAAACATCATACCTGGGGATGCAGGGGTAAAATCGTTATAGGTTAACGGGAAATAGGTTTTAGAAAATTCTATTAGTCTTTGTCTAAAACTAGAAAAATCACGATTTATGTATTTTATATCTCTATTTACGTTAGCCATTTTTAAAATTCAATTGTTATAGTATCATTGATACTAGTGTTTAATACTGAGTATTTAAGTGTAACTGTGATTTGATTAGTATCTGATTGGCCTGTTACTAATAGATCATTTACTATAATATTAGGAAAATAAACAGATATTTTATTGTTAACATCTTCTCTAAGAAAATTTAAATTATCTGCAGTTATTTGTTCAAATATAAATGTTCGTAAACCACCCCCAAAAGTAGGATTCATAGGTATTTCTCCTGGGTTTGTAAGGAAGTAGTTAATAAGATTATTTTTAGTGGCTTCTGCTGTTGTATAGTTTGAAAGAAAAACAGCGGGGCCACTAAAGGGAAGATTAACCCCAACAGCTGTACTTGTATCAAAGTCAATAGGTGCTATTTGTTGAGGACTAAATGCCATTACTTACTATTCATTAAGGCCATAATTTGATCCATTCCTACTTCTCCGGCACCTAAATTACCATTTATAGGGTCACTTACTTGTGGTTTAAATGGAACTTGAGCATCTTTAGAAGTAAAACTCATCATAGTTTCATTCATGATATCAGCATATGCTTTTCGGGTATCCATTGTAGGTTGAGTAAATGTGGGGTTTGTTGGTTGGGGAGGTACAGGAATTGAGGTAAAGGATTCCTTTACAAGTGTTTTTGGAGTACGAACTGCTTCTAAAAGAATATCTTTTAATTCCTCTTGAATTGCCTCTCGTACAGCTTCTTTAATTAATTTTTTTAATCCGTCAATTTTCATATGTTTATAAATATTAAGTTAGTCAGCTTTTAAATCATTTTGCTGAATGTAAAATACTAGTTCATCTATTAATATTTGGTCAATTGAGCTAAATGACCATTCTCCTTTTAACATTACCACACCTTGTTTGTTACGTGCAAGTGCTCTTCTACGTTTTAAAGTATTTGTAGTATTTTCTGTTTCAACCCCCATTTCAAATCCATTTACATTTGTAACTACAGGAGATAATTGAGTTGATTGTTGAATCGTTAATGCAGTCAATTCTGCTGAGATTCTTTCTTGATCAGCATCAGGATAACATTTTTGTACTAATTGATCAAGTAAATTAAGTAACTGAATAGCTTGGGCTAATACTTGTTTTAAAATGACTAATATAGATAATATCCCAGCATTAACTGAAGATAGTGTAGCAATGGTTTTATCTAATCTTTTTTCAACTCCTGAGGGGATAGGATTTGTTACTGGAGGGTTAGTTTCAGCTATGGTTAAAGTAATTTGAAGAATAGCAATAACACCTTGGGTAACTCCTAATACTTTAGTAGTTGTATCAATAATTTTTAAACTATTAGTTAATTGTTTTACTAGTTTATTCTTTCGGTTAATTAAATCAGTTAATTCAGCTTGTGTAGGGCAAACTGCTTGATCTAAAAGTTTAGGTAATTGTTCAGCTTTATATTCTGAGAGTTTAGTTATACCAAACCCTGCAACCATAGTTAGTATAGCAGGGATTAAAGTATTCTTTAAAGTATTAACTTGATTAGATAATTTTTCCTCAGCATAGTATGAAATATCTTTTTTGCTTTTAGAAAGCTCTTTAATTTGATTTTTACTTAATTGAGTAGATTTAAGTTTATCTTGAGCTAAAGAAGAAATTGTAGGTTGAAGTTGTAAAACTCCTAAATCAGTTTTTAGAGCACCATCTCCTTTATATAAAGGTGGTTCTATAGATTCATACCCAATAGCAGTTATATCTAAAGATAAACTTCCACTTTCAGGAGTATCTCCAGTAATAGTAAAATTACCGTCAGTGTCAGTAAATACAAAATTTAAAGGTAAAATTTTTACATTAGCTCCCTTAATTGGATCTTGAGATTGACCATTTACAACTGTTCCTTTTATAGAATAAATCATGCTGTTTTAACAATTTTAGATTTTACACTATCAATTTGATTGTAAACACTTTCAAACACTTTAAGTGCTGAATTTGCGGTTGTTAAAACAACTGGGTTGGGTGAAGGGGCTCCACTAGGCCAATCTTGGACTACTTTTAAAGCCTCAGCTATATTTTGTAATTCATTAAGTATTATTTTTAAATATTCTACTGTCTCATCACCTCGCAAAACTGATTGATTTGCATTTTTATTGCCTAAACGAGTTAATTTACTAGTAATATTTATTTCACTTGTGGATTCAATATTTACACTTCCGTTTGAAGAAATACCTACTGAATTTTGTCCACTAATTAATACACTATCGTTTTTGGCATTGATTATAACCCTATCTGAATTAAAGATAATTTGAGGATTAGCGTATTGAGCAGGTGTGGTTGGTGGGGTAGTATATGAAACAAAATTCTCATTTGCTATACTAAATGGAATTTTTTGGTAAGAGGTTAAATATATTGAAGATAAATCTTGAGATATATTTTCAGTAATAGGTTCAGCCCCAAAGCTACTAGCTTTAGGATTTTGACCATTTATAAGTATAGTGATAGGATCTCCATTATTTCCAAATGAAGACCAAGAGTTAGAATAATTACCAGTTACTTTAGCTGTACTACCTAAGCGTACACTATTACCCCATCTACCTTCATAAATTACATCTCCAGCAAATGGTAATAAAGGATGAATATTACTTTTTTCAACAAATGTAGCTCGGTCCGGATTGGAAAGAGAATTAAAATCTAAAGAAACAAGATTATTATTTTGTACGTTATACCCCCCACTTTCTACTTGAGAATAATTTAATTTTTGAGATGTTGGGGTTGGGTTAACTAGTGGAGTAGGATTTGGATTCACATTGGGGGAAACTGCTCCGTACAATGAAATAGGTCCTTCATATACGAATTGACCTCCAATGGTATTGGGGGCAATTACATACTTAACTCTAACATATTCGTTAACTAATGGAAATGCTTTTTTATATGGGTCACTTGGAAGAATATCAACATATGTTTTTCCAGTTAATACTCCTTTACTACTTACTTTTTCTCCACTAATAGTTCCTATTTTTGTAAAACCAAGTGAAGGATCTAAATTAATATCACTTACACGAACTATAAATTCTTCATTAGACGTTTTACCAGACCCTCCCCCTTTAGCCTTATCATTTAAGGCCTTATTGGTCATTGAAGGAAATCCAAATTTATGTGACATTAATCTTTAGGGTTGAATTTTTTTACCTCAGATAACAATTGTGCTTTTTCATCCTCAGTCATTCCAAATCCTTCATCTTCTGATTTACCTGTAGCTAAGGCACGTTGGATGATAGTAGCCATTTTAATTAATTGCTCATCATTTTTGATACCTAATTCCATATATTCCTTGATTAAAGGAACAATCAAAGTAGCGTCACCAATGTCATTAATAAGGGGTTTTAACTCACCTATCAAAGCTGTGATTTGGGTCTCTTTTTTCTTTTGGTTTTCGTAAATTTCCTTAAGAATGTCCGAGAATTTTTTCTTACCAAATACGTTTGATTCTAAATTACTCATATGTATTGTTTTTTATAAATATAAACAACTACTAGAGGTGGAAACTCATATATCCTTCCTCCAAATAGAACAGGTAATTTTTCTTAAATACTCCATATAATACACCTGCTATTTTAGTAATTTTAGGAGTTTTAGCATCAGGTATCATCTCGTGTATATAAATGTAAAGAGCTTTTTTATTGAATACATCGATGCTATCTCGTTTTCTAAACAGCTCTAAAACCGCATCCGCAATTTTCGCGTCATATTCTTTAGGGAAGATTTCGTATAAGTTAAAGCTGACGAATTCAACATATTCGTCCATAAAATGAGATAGTCTATCATCTGAATTGTTTGGTTCAATAGTATAGGTATGATCTGAATCGTCTTTAGATAACTCATCTACTGAAACCTTGCTAATTTTACTTTTGTAATTTTTCTCATTATATAAAATGCACCAACGTTTTACAATGGTACCAAAGTAAGAATATGCTTTAGCTCCATTCTGGGGGTTAAATAGGTGAATTTTAGATAAAAGAAATACTATAATCTCATGTTGCAAATGTTCTAAATTTTCTACTTCAGTATGGTAAAATTTGAACGTATGGATTATATTTTGGGTTAATTTAAAAAATGCATAATGGATACGGTCCTCGTAAATTTTACTTTTCAACACAGAATCGACCGTGTTATTGTACAACACGATCGCATCTTCTGTATCTTGAGTAAAGTAATTTTTACTTCCCGGTTTTTTAGGCATTTTAACTGAACTTTCTAAGGTTAAACTCATTGAGGATTTCTTGGATTTTTAAAATTGATTGAAATATAACCCCAACTTCGTCATCTTTTTCAAATACACCTCCACGATCTAGTTCTTTTAATTTCTTATCTGAAATTTCAATTGTGCGAGATAGACGGTCTAGGTAGGTTAAATATCCGGCTAGTACGTCTTCTTGTTTTTCTACTTTGCGCATAAGGTTAAAAGTCGTGAATCCTAGGATCACGACTAAAACCGCTAAAACGCTAATTACTACTGTTGTCATAAGCTATCTAACATGTTTTTTAAACTATCACTTTTGAATGTTCCAAGTGCTTTAGTTTTGGTTGATGTCTTTTTAGACATGTTGGGTTTATTCCCTAATGTAAAATTTCCTTTTCCGGCATCCACGGACTTTTTATCCTCTTTTAACTTAGGTAACCATTCACGTTCAAATTCGATACGTGCTGCCATTAAATCGGCCTGGTGTAAGATAAAAGGTAGAGATGTTCTTGGCTTTTGTTCTGGCATATAAGACATAAGATATTTTTCATTCGCCTTATCATATAAACCATCATGTGTCTGAATAGCAATCATTTCATTGAATGTGTACTGGACGCCATGTGATTGAAGCAT